AAAAGAGGCCGGTGGGGTTTCTGGGGCTGGGCTGCAAAATATTACGGGGCCTACGGGGAGAATTACAGAGTTTTACGGAAAATCCAAATGGACTTTCAAACAGCAAGGGGATATTTTGGGAATAGATAACCACGCGCGGAGGTGTGTATTATGCGCAAGTACATTGGCACGAAGATCATCCACGCAGAACCGGCAACCCGCGTTGAGACTGTGGATTGCAGCGTCAGAGAGGGCTACAAGGTCGTCTATCCTGACGGCTACGAAAGCTGGTCCCCCAAGGATGTTTTCGAGGAGGCATACCGCCCCACGGATGGCATGAACTTTGGTCTGGCAATCGAGGCCGCCAAGAAGGGTGCCAAGATCACGCGGCGCGGATGGAACGGCAAGGGAATGTGGGTTGTGTACCGCACCGGCTATCCCGAGGGAATCCCCTGCAACAAGAACACTGCGGAGGCCGTCGGCATCCCTGAAGGCACTCTGTTCAAGGTCCGTCCGTACCTCCAGATGAAGTGCGTAGACGGCAGCTTCCAGATGTGGCTTGCCTCCCAGAGCGACATTCTGGCGGACGATTGGGAAATCGTTGAGTAAGCTACCGGCGCCCCGCTCCGTGCGGGGCACACATGACAGGGTAACTGGAGAAGGTTCCAGCCCGGCCTCATAAGCCGGACGACGCGGGTTCGAGTCCCGCCCCTGCCCCCAATCCGGAAAGTGGCGAGGAAGCGCGAGAAGATGGGCGCACCGTGGGGCTGCAACCATGGAGCAAGCCGTTGAAAAGACGCTGGCTGCCGGATACCACAGCGGGGTCGCTCCCCTCCGACAGCCGGACGGATTCAGCCCGATAATACTGTGACACCCCGGAAGTAGCAACGGGGGCAAGCCGATCAGGAGCGCGGCGCGCTGGCATACCGCAACGGGACTTCGGGAGCCTGGGAAAGTATGCTACGCATGGAAGTATAGCCGAGCGGCAAGGCAGCGGATTTTTAATCCGCATACGGTAGGTTCGACTCCTGCTGCTTCCACCAGCGTGGGGCGAAAGTCCTGCGCTTCATGCCGACTTCGCGTAATGGTAGCGCAGCGGTCCAGAAAACCGTCGCCCGTTGTACGGGTATGAGGGTTCAAGTCCTTCAGTCGGCGCCAGACAGCACGGTTGCTGCAGGACACATTGGGGCGGGGTTCGATTCCCCAAGGTGGACGGGTTCGACTCCCGCCACCAACGGTTGAACTTGTGTCCATTCTCATGGCGAACAAGCATTGTGGTGATGCCGCGGTTCCGTACTCCGCAGAGCAGGGTTCGATTCCTTGGTTCGCCTCCAACCTCCTTATGCGTGCAGATATATATCGGGCTTCCCGTAAAAGCCTGACCATTGCCGTGGCTCCCGTGCAATTCGGGTTGGGACCAAATGCAGAATGAACCGGCGGGGCAGCCGGGGCGGTTTGCTAAACCGTATCGACCTGAAACGGGTTGGGGGTCGGGACCTCCGTTCTGCGCCAGATTTTTGAAGGGGGTGGCAAAATGCCGCAGGATCACACCAACGAGCAGCGGAAATATGCCACCGCCGCAGACCTTCAGGCGAAGTGTGACGAATATTTCCAGGAGTGCGACGAGAAGTACCGCCTGTACGGCGAGGCCGGTTTGGCCCTGCACCTGGGCGTCACGCTGAACACGCTGCACAGCTGGTACGACGGGGATCGGTGCCCTGATCTTCAGGAAACGGTACAGATGGCGTACCTACGGATTCAGGAGCAGGTCGAGAGTGACCCGGCCTACACGGAAAAGGGCATGGTCACAAAGTCCATTTTCCTGATGAAGCAGACCCGCCTGGGCGGCAAGCAGGACAAGGTAGAGGCCAAGCAGGACATTTCCGTCAACGTGAAGATGGGCGAAAATGTGGATGCTTCGGATTTCAAGTGACGGAGGCCGCTATGACGAACATTTTGCTGTGCATCGTGATCGTGCTGCTGATTCTGGTAGCGCTGATGAATATGGCCCAGTACACCCGCATGATGAAGCGGGAGCATGAGCAGGCCCAGGAGCGCCGGATTCAGGCGGCCATGGACGAGGCCGCCGAGGAAGATGCCCGCCGGAGCCGCGCCATGGACGAAGGCTTTGAAAACCTGATGAATTTTCAGGTAAAGCTGGGCCGGGGCATGGAAACCGGGGGTGAACCGTAATGCTGAACACCGTGCAGGACGTTTTTGACATCGCAATCCGTCTGATGGACGCCCAAAACGAGAGTACCGGCAGCACGGACACCGCCGACACCAAGGAATACCGGCTTCGGACTCCCTCGCTTATCAACAGTTTGCTGGATCGCGTCTACGCAGGCAGCGACACTTACACCCATGCGGAGACCGGGAAGCGGCCTATCTGCCCGAAGGTCGCGGCCATGACGGACACGCTGGACCTCGACGAGCGGATTTGCACCGGAATTTTGCCGTATGGCCTCGCCGGACTTCTGCTGTCGGAGGAAAACCCGACGCTGGCAAATTTCTTCTGGGAAACCTTCCTGGAACAGCTGGCGGAAGCCAAGAGCGGCATCCCGGCAGAAATTGGCGCCGTGGAAGATGTCTATGGCTGCGGCTGTGGCATTGAATACGGAGAGTTTAGCCGATGGTAAAAGACGGTTGGTACTGCTGCCCGGAGTGTGGGAAGCATATCCAGCCCATTGAACCGGGCAGCGTGATCTACAACACGCCGCTGCGGTGCCGGATGTGCAAGGTGGACTGGTATCCCACCATCTACATGGGCAAGGAACTGGGCGACGACGAGCCTTTTATCCACCGTCACCCGAAAAGTGAAGATCAGTAGGCCTTCAGAGCGCCAGACGCCATAGGCAGCAGACCTGTTTCTGCTGTGCTATGGCGTTTTTGTTTTGTCAGATCACGGCGCAGACCCGCGCCGCCTGAAATATATGACCGGACAAACCAGTCCGGGGAAAGAGGAACTTTATGGAGGACACCACCAACACCACCATGGAAACCGAGCAGACCAGCGACAGCTTCATGGAGGGATGGGACGACACCGAGGCCAGCGAGGCGGCAGACCAGCCGGAGGAGCAGACCGAGGGCAACAGTGTGCAGGATGGTGCGGAGAATCCTGCAGCTGACGATACCACCGGCACCCAGACCGAACAGCAGACCACCACTGCGCAGGGCGGCGAGGGCACCAGCACTGACGGGACCCCCCAGCAGGGCGAGGGCGGCGAAACCACGCAGACCCAGCAGCCCCCGGCGGACGCGCCGAAGACATGGACTTTGAACCATCTGGGAGAGACCCGCACCGTTGGCGAGGCGGACATGGTTGTCCTGGCTCAAAAGGGCCTGGATTATGACCGTATCCGCACCAAGTACGACGAGAGCAGACCGGTTATGGACCTGTTCGGTCAGTTTGCGAAGCAGGCTGGCATGACTGTTCCTGACTACGTTGCTTACATCCGCACCCAGGCCAAGAGAGCCACGGGTATGAGCGAGGCCGAGGCCAAGCGCACCGTGGAACTGGAGGACCGGGAGGCCACCGTGGCCGCGAAAGAGGACGCGGAGGCACAGCGCCGCAATGCCGCCAGTCAGGCAGCCAGCGCAGCAGAATGTGGAAGCCCGCCGCAGGGCTGACATTCTGGAGTTTCAGAAAAATTTTCCCGATGCGGCGAAGGACCCACAATCCATCCCCCAGGAAGTGTGGGCAGAAGTCCGTGGCGGCGCGACGCTCACGGCAGCGTACACCGGATATGCACTGGCCCAGGCGAAGGCCGCCCAGCAGGCCGCCGAGCATAAGGCGGAGGCCACGGCCCAGAACCAGAAACACGCGGCGCGGACCACCGGCAGCATGAAAACCGCCGGGGACAGTGCTGCGGGCAAAGATCCTTTCCTGGACGGATTCGGAGGTTAATCCTCCTCCGGCCCTGTCTGCATCGGTAACGACATGAAAGAGAGGGCTACATCATGGCTATCAATTACACGACCAAGTATGCCAGCAAGATCGCCGAGCGGTTCCATCTGGGTTCCCTGACGGACTCCGCTTGCGGCCACGACTACAACTTTGTTGGCGCCAAGACCATCAAGGTTTACAGCGTGGACACTGTTGCGCTGAACGATTTTGACCGCACCGCCGGTTCCAACCGCTTCGGTGCTGTCGCAAACCTGGGCGATACCGTTCAGGAAATGACCTGCAGCCAGGACAAGGGCTTTACCTTCGCCATTGACGCAGGCGACCAGAGCGATCAGGCCATCGACAAGGCCGCAGGCAAGGCCCTGCGCCGCCAGATCGACGAGGTTATCAACCCCACCATGGACAAGTACCGTCTGGCACAGTGGGCCGCCGGTGCCGGTAACGAGTTTACCCCCAGTGGCGCCGTTACCAAGAACACCATTCTGGGCAACATCATCGACGCCAACGCCATGGCAACGGAAGATCTGGTTCCCACCGAGGGCCGCACCCTGTTCGTCAGTGTGGACTGGTACAAGCTGCTGGTTCAGGCCGATGCCGTTCTGGCTCTGGAGAAGCTGGGCGTCAAGGCCATCAGCAAGGGTTCCGTGGGTATGGTTGACAACTGCATTGTCAAGCCTGTCCCCACCAGCTGGATGCCTGAAGGCGTGGGCGCCATCATCAAGTACAAGGGCTGCACTGTCGATCCCGTGAAGCTGCAGCACTACGATGTGCTGAAGAAGGTTCAGGGCTTCGACGGTCCCGTTGTTCAGGGCCGCGTCTATTATGACGCCTTCGTCCTGGATGCCAAGAAGGACGGCATTGTCGTCTGCAAGACTGTTTAACGCATGAGAGGCCCCCTTCACCGGGGGCCTCTTTCCAAAGATACCAGGAGAGGTGAACGCATGGCACGGCAGAACGTAAAGAACAGCGGCGGAAATATCACCGTGGATCTGGGCAGCTTGAACCCGAAGCAGAAGCTGTTTTGCCAGTCCCGGACACGGTATACCGCATACGGCGGCGCCCGTGGTGGTGGTAAAACCCACGTTCTTCGCGTCAAGGCCTTTGGCGGTGCGCTGACCTATCCCGGCGGCCGCGTCCTTTTGGTCCGAAAGGAGTACCC